GCTTACCACAAGCGGACCTAATAACGATGGGTAGACGACACTGGTCTACCAAAACTTTCATATCCTCGCGTGCACACACGGGGGTAACCTGCTCTAGGCCGGAAAAGATAGCTTTTCCATGAGAAGCATCGCATTTGCTTATGTCCAAATTGTAATAAAACACCTTACCACGGTGTCGAAAAGAAAAACAGGAATCATCCGAAAAGTAGACCATGTAAAATCTGCCTGGTGAATTTAATAGGTTCTCAAAATGTCGCTTCATCACATGAGGTGAAGGCTTAGCACAAAAGTGCATCTCCCCCCCATTGATCTTAATTGGCTCAGACTCTTGTGCCAATTTAAGTAACTTCGTTAGTCTAAAACCTTGCAACGAAGCAGCAACACCCAAGTCACCTATCAAACGGCTGACTTTTTCAATTTTGGCGATCTCGTCCCTTTTGATCTTGTAAAGGACTTTCCTCAGCCAAAGCCGCTTGTAGCGACCTCCACTTTCATTTAATTCCTGCCAGGCATGCACTCTCAACGCTTTCTTCTGATGCGTATCATCATAGTGCTCCTCTGCTTCCTCTTCAGAACTGTTCCAATTTATAAAGTAGCTCCTATATAAATTCCTCAGTTTATTGAAGAAGTCCTTATTCTCGTGGCAGAATTTCTCTTGATTTTCAAGAAGCTTCTTGTCATATGATGCCTCGAACTCATCCTTGTCCTTGACATCATCCCATTCCAAGCGTGCCTCTTCGGGGTTACGTCTCAATGTAAGACGTCGAAAACCTAACTGTGTACAGTTGTTACAATAACAGTGCACAATCCCATTGTGTGCCACACACGGACCGTAGAGAGTGCGGTAGGAACCGTCTTGTTTCATGTTGCAGTTCTTGCAATCAAAACAAAGTTCCCCATCTCGCATGTATTCACTCCCCTTGGTGGCCGTGAAGCGTCCATTACTAATGAACTGGTTCTTCTTCTTCGTCATATCTATAACACATGGCTCTGGCTTAGATACAATTAACCCGCATCGGTTTTCAGGTCCGCCGCGCAATGCGGCACGGGACCCTACCTCGACCGATACGTAGCCTGATTCCGAAAAACCACCTTCCGTTCAGCGTTACTTCGGAAGGCAAGGCGGGCATTACTCTCCCGCTGGTTGACATAATACATCAATGTCAACACAAAAACACGTGGCTCTTTCTGCCACTCCTCTACTTGAGGGTGTTCGAGCGCAACGAAGTTGGCGGCTTGCAACAATGAGTCCTTCAAGTTGCCCATTCCGTCCAACGGATCACGCTCTGCTAACTTCTTATTAGTACACAGGTATGTGTACATTGAAGTGAACACGTGAGCACAAAT